GACTCGCCTGTCAACAAAGCATCACTCAACAACATCCCTGAGCACTTTGAGACAATTCACTATCATGACTTCTTCTACGCAGCATCAAAGGGTCCGTTTGCTCTTGGCATGAAGTGGGTTGCTCCGCCACACGATGCTGATAACGATGGGGCTACGGCTGACTTCCACGACGGAACGGTATATACCGCTGCACAAATGGATGCACTTGTTGATGCTTCGGGTACACTCGACCATCAAGGCGGTACAGATGGCTCAGACAAATACAACTTTGCAGGCTACTGGCCGAGTGGTTCTCGTGGAGGTGCAGGCTCAAGTCGTCTCGACGGATTCCTTGAGGCTGTCATCGGATGGGGCGGTAAGTTGTTCGGTATCGATTGTGTTGGATTCCGTGACGACAGCGGTATCGAAGAACGCACCTATGCACAAATGACATCTGACTCAGACTACGCACGAAATACATGCTTCGGTTACCGCTTCTCGGTAAGACAACCGTACAACCGACCACGATGGTCTCCGTACGTACGAGGCTGGATTGAAGGTACACAAGCCAACGCATTGCTCGGCTACTATCACGGTCCGTTTGTTCAGCAAGATAACAAAACAAACGGCTGGGATTACGTTGGCGCTGACAGCGACCAATCCGATGCGGACTTCCCTGCTACCTACACTGGTATACTGGAGCGACTGACACAAATCAGCGCTATGCTCAACCAAGACCAAATAGGTCGACAGGTACGATACAGCGACGGTCGTCGGATGACACAGCCGTTCGGCTGTCCTGTACGCACTGTGCGTAACGCATCGACAGTACGACGCATGTACCCAAACGACCACGCAGGTTTGGGCATCGCTGAACTCGCTCAGGCTCATCGTTTCTACTTGATTGATTGGTGGGGCAACACACGTGGTGAAGACGTACGTCGATTCCCAGTGCGTGGATTCGGTATTCGACCTGCGTGGGACCCTGAGGATGCTTACGCCGACACGAACGTCGCACATCGACCTGCTGCGAACAGCCTGTTCGGTGGTGACGGCACTGACCGTTACAGCGGTAACGCCAACAATGACAACAACGCATCTTCAAACATGGGTACTGCGGACTGGTTTAACCCTGCCAGCGCCATGCGAGTTGGTGACCGTGGTGACGGACGTGGTGTTCGTTGGCCTACACACTTCAACGAGAGCCTGTTGGCCGATGTATCTGAAACAGTTGAGCCATCAGGTTTGGTTGTCTCACAACCTACCGCTGAGCCAACTGTAGGAAAAGGATTGATTCGTCCACGAAACGACGTACTGCAAACAGACGAAGTCGAACGTGGTATCAGCAATCGACTTGGTCTTGCCGACGAAGATGGATTGCTCAAGCCGACCGCTATGGTCAGCGAAGGAGTTGAGTCAGTAACTGCTAACTCGCTGTTGGCCGAGCCTGTTGGCGGTGACGGTGTGCGTGCGGGACTTGACGTTGATACCCTTGGCGAACTGAATGATGGCATCAGCCGTGAGTACGTCATCATGAGCACAGAAGCACACAGCCTGCACACCGACCGTGAGGTCGGGCAACGTACAACACTACGTGGAGCACTCAACATCGGCAGTCAGACACTTGGACATCTCGACATGACATCACTCTCTTGGAGTGGGCAACCTGTCAAGGGTGTGCTGCGTGTATCGAACGCTCACGCATTTTGGGCACTCGGTGGCACATACGTGATGGATTGGTCGGTGCGAGAAGGTGTGCTGTCCGACTTCGGGTGGGGCGCAACTGCTGCGGCTGATTCGACGAACCCGTATCAGGATGCGAACCATTCGCCGAAGGTTGACCGTACGAACAACACGGACAGCACAATCGAGTTCCTATTGCGCCCAGTCATGGCACTGGATAAGTCACACATCCAAATGTTCCGACACAACCCTGTTGTGACAGGCAGTACACCACAGGCCAGCCCGAACTTCTATACAGCCACAGGTGGTTGCAAGTATGGTTTCTATGTCAGTGACGCACCGTCAGCCCGTACAGGTACGCCTTCGTCGCCTCCATACAAGCCAGTGTATGCGATTAAGCCTGCAAGTAGCGTGACCACTTCAACGAGCGACGGTCCGAAGATTCTCGGCGTCGACGTTACAGGATATACGAAGACGGATGTAACACAACCAGTCGCTCGTATCGTCATGAGTGAAAACACGCTTGAGCACTTCCGCAGCGATGCGCCTCGTCGATTGGCCGAGGACGGTGAGTCTGACTTCTCAGTGCAACCACGACACAGCCAAACCCTGCACCCGAAGGGTAGTTCGGGCGATACGTCTTTTAACACGGGCGACCACAGTGGAGAGTGATAGCATGGCTGACGCATACAACAGAACGACAGGGCGATTTAGTGAAGCCCAGTCAACTGTCATGAAGCGAGTCCGCAAGCCGTCGTTCGTCGACAACGCTGTGCGTCACGCTACCTATGTGTCGTCGGCTACCAAGCGTGTAGCAGGCTCTCCTGTGCGTACGGACTTTGAGTCGTCGACCGATAAGACCTACACGCTATCAGAAGAGGACGACACCATCCGAATCGAGCACACCTCGTCGGGCGGGAACAGATTCAGGGGAGGCGTCTTTCATGGAGACGACCAGTTCGACGCTTCGTCGACTGTTCCTTCACTGTTCATCAATGCCGATGACAGCAAACAACGCCTCGCACCACATTCTATAGAAACAGCAACGAAGGGCACACGCATTCGCCTGAATAATCTCAAGGGTCGCAGCCTGATTGACATGGGATTCGATGGTAAGCGTTTGCAAATCGCACAGCCAGTAGCCGTCGGGCTTCGGACGAGTGACTTGGCCGAGCGTATTGTCACAGAGGGTAGGAAAACCCTCTCAGGTTTCCGTATTTCAGCGCCAAGTAACGTGTTTGTGGCAAAGAATATCAACAATGTGGATGCTTTGACCGCTTTGCGGTACTTAGCAAGGCATGATGGCTTCATGACGAAGGCTGATTCACACGGTATGGTCAGTTATGTGCACCAATTACGTGGTAATCGGTCGGTTTACATCCATCAAGACATGGTTTCTGACGGTATTACCGAAGAAAACATGGATGCAGCCCCGAATAGGGTCACTGTGCGTGGAAAACGTCGTGCAAACAACGATGATAACATCATTCAGGTTGACGATATTGAGTCTCAGAAGGACGGAGTGCGTGAAGTGCAAGGTGGTATCTTCGCACCGACCGCAAACAACCGCAATGCGACGAAAAACATCGGTCGAAAGTTCTTGGCTACCGCAAAACGTGCAAAAGGTGCCAAAATGTTGACTGGAACCATCAATTCGATGGCTGTACGGGCTGGTGACATCGTTTCGTTCCAAGATATTGGCGAAAAGACCCAAGATATTGTCCTACGAGTGCGTCACAACCTTACTGAGCGCCGTTCAGACATCAAAGTGTCGTCAATCGAGGGCAGTTTGGAAGATTTGATACAGCGAGCGCAAGAAGGCGACATTTCTTCGATGTTTGATGACGGTCAAGAGGAAAAGCAGCAGGTTAAGGAGAAAAATTACGCTGTCAGCGCCACAATGACCGTAAAAACCACTTGGGCCATCGCCGCAAGGCAAATTCGACCCGAAGGGATGATAATCGGGCACCCTACAAGGGGATTGATTAAAGGAGATGGCTCAGTAGCCGAAGCAGACAACGCATTGTTGACGTTAGGGACATCTCAGTCGAAATGGATAGTAAAGGGGAATGGTTGAATGCCGTTATTGACATCAGGACACCGATTTGTAGTGGATAAGTTGGCTGAGGAGATTACGCAAGTGGTCTTTGGCTTCGATGGAGGTATTGCCACCAGTGAAGACGGTGGAGCAGGTCGCCCAGCCGTAACAGTCACACCTGTCGTGCGTATTGTCGACGATAACACCATTTCAGTCGAGGCTAAACTGACGACGACTGATTCATTTGCCTTACCTCTCCGAGAGGTATGCATTCGCTCGGCTGACCGAGCATTGTTCCGGTACACGTACGACGCAATCACGAAGTCGACTGACACAGAACTTATATTCTCAACAATCATCGAGGTGAACTAACATGGTCAACCCACTATCAGGACATACAACTGGACAAACCGCATCATCCGAATCGTTGAAAGACGGTGCAGGGCTAACGAGCACATCACTTACCAATCTGTACGAAGGGTTGCATGGCAACGGTATCATTCGACTCGACGACCGTGCCTACAATGACAGCAATCGTCAGAACACAGGTACGAACACTGCGGGTCACGTCACCGTGTCCGGTAGCGGTTCGGTTACTGTGTACGGCGGGTACGCAGTGCTTGGCGGCATCTTGTACTCTTTCGCCAATGGTCCGAACTCATCAAAGACCTATACAGCCGGTGATACAACATGGCATCTTGGCTCACTACCGTCTGTGCCATCATCGAATTCAGATGTGATTGTTACAGTATACGTTGTCGCCGATAATAATACTGGCGTTGCAAACGTCAAACATCATTTTGGTACGCCTGTTGTGACATCGACAGGTACGCCTCTTACGTCCACTACGTTCTTGTCACAGCCTCAAGGTTCAGGGGCTGGGGTAAAAAATGAAGAAGCAACCGTCCTCGCTGTCCTACGTTATACGATGACAGGTGGGGCATCAAACGTCACTGCTTCGCTCAATACACCTACTGTAAGTGACAAGCGTTGTCTGCTCAGCAACAGCCCAATGTACTTGACACCACTAACGTCGGGTGCTACAGGTAGTTACGCCAGTGGTGACTCAATCGACCACGCCAATCGTTCTCTTGATACTATGAACGGGGTTGTCGGTGGCTCTCAATCAGGTGCGTTCAACGCTTCGCCACTCGGAGCAATATGGCAAAGTCACAGCCCTGACGGGCACGCAGTGTTGTACTACAGCGCTCGCCGTGACCAAGGTGGTTCGCCTGCTCGGAATACATGGAGGCTTGCACCGAATGAAGTCAAGACCATCACAACAGGTTCCAACCAAACCGCTACGTTTGACGGTCCGAACATATGGGTCATTACGACAACTGGAAACATTACGCTGACACCCACCAATACGTTCCCACACAGTCATACAATTCGTGTGTATCATCCGTCGGGTAGCCACACGTTACACTTTGACCCATCCGGCCTCAACTACGACGTAGCAGCCGGGAAGTCTGTCACATTCGGCTACAACGGTAGTACGTGGAGTGTAATTGGGCTTTCGGGTGCGGGTGTTGGTACGGTAACTTCTATTGCAACTACTGCACCAATCACTGGTGGTACAATCACAACCACGGGTACAATCGGTATCAGTGCGGCTACAACAGGTGCAGCCGGTTCGATGTCAGCCGCTGATAAGACGAAGTTGGATGGTATAGAAGCAAACGCAGATGTTACTGATGCAACAAATGTTGATGCCGCAGGTGCAATTATGAATAGCGATGTTGCAACTAAGGGTCAAATCATAGTAGGTGACGGCACAGGTGACCCGACTATATTGAGCGTTGGAACAAACGGCCACGTCTTGACGGCTGATAGCACACAAGCATCGGGTGTCAAATGGGCAGCGGCTTCGGGTGGTTCGTCATACACAGACGCAGATGCTATTGCCGCAGTTGAAGGAGAAGCAGGTTTAGATTTTTCAACTTCATCCAGTGATGCAGTTATCGAAAACACTACACAGGACAAAGACATTATTTTCAAAATAAATGATGGTGGTTCAAGCACAGAAGTTATGCGTATTGATGGCGATGTTTCAAGAGTCGGTATCGGCACAAACTCACCAGAAAATGCACTTCATGTAAAAACAACTGAAATGACAGGTGATGCTGCTTATGCGGCTCGATTTCAAACAGTAGAAGGGAACGTCGCTATAACTCGATATGGTGGTATTCACATAAATAACGATAATACTGCACCTATAGATGGTGCGGCTTGGGATTCAGACCGTTGGCAAATTAGTGAAAGAGATACAAACCAATTTGATATTGCTCATGGAACACCAACAAATACAAATGTAGGGGCGAGCGATACTCTTTTGAGAATATTGAGTAGTGGTAAAGTTGGTATTAATTTAGGTTCAACCGACCCTACTCAGGAATTAGATGTAAGCGGAAGTGGAAAGTTCAGTTCCAATTTGGAAATTGACGGAGCGCTTAACCACGACGGCTCCACTCTCGGCTTTTTCGGAACAGCCCCAGCATCAAAGACAGCAGTGGCTGCTCTTGGTGCACAGACTGTTAGCCCTGACAATCTAAATGTAGCGGGAAGTGCCGCCGAACTTGGTTCCACACAAGCGGCGATAACAGCCCTGCAAGCAAAACTTGATGCGCTAATTTCGTCTTTGAGTAGTTTGGGGCTGGTTTGAATCGGTAAACTAATCGACCAACTAATGCAGACGTGTGAAGTCTGTAAGACAACAGCGTTACCCCTGTCTATATCAGGCAAGTACACCACAGGCTCAGCCGTGGTATTGCACGAGTGTCCCAACTGTGGCTACATTCGCAAGCACGGCGGCTTGGGTCCGATAGCCGAGCGAGCGTCTCTTTCCAACATACGCAAACGGCTGAAAAAGTCAGGGCATGGGCAAATGTCATTGCTGCTACTGCGCCATGCACAGGACACTATCATCAATCAGCGGACTGGGT